TGTTGCCTTTGTATTCAAAGGTCGTTGAATTTCCTCAAGCAGTTTCTTTTTCTGCGTTTGGTCTGGATGCATGTATTTGCAGGCGAAGCCTATACGTTTAATCATGTAATTATTATACCTGAATTAGTTATCATTGTCAACTGTTTTAGATAATTCATATTTTAGCAGATACAACATTTGCATTAGTGTTGCATTGTTTCTGTATCTGTTTGCCAAATTACTCATGACCTGAAAGTTTGATAGATCATAAAGTTTTGTTCCGCCTCGACTTTGTTGATCTATGTGATCCATGCTAGGTCGAAACAGATCATGATTGGTAGAATGATGTTTTCCTAACCCATAATCAAGCAGTGTTCCAAAAACAGGACATCGATCGGGTGCATGATGATATAACTCTACAGGATCGACACCATAACGATTTCCGCTATGGCACCAAATCCATTTAAGATCCTTATGCTTTAAGAAATGCTCATACAGTTTATAAGAGCCGCCGTGTGTGGCAGGATCATATGATAAAAAGAACTCCTTATTCCTAATTTGTTCTTCTATTTTGTCCTTGTCCTTGATAGGAATAGCGCCGGGGAGAACGCTAAGATTCTCCCCTAACGTTTCTATCAAATTGTTAAACTGTGACTGCTTCATCTTCTTCCTCGAATTCATAATCAGCATCATTAAATTCCTGCTGATTGTATTCTTCCGAGTCTAGACGATCCCACTGTTTATTGTCCATGATCAATACAGGATTGATTACGTATTCAACTGTGGTACCATTCTTACGAACTACGGGAGGAAGTTCAATTTTTAATTGGCTCTTGCTGTTCAATCCTTCTGGATGAGTACGATAGTAATCATAGTTAAGGATCATGCTACGAAGAGCACTTGCAATCATAAACGGAAAACTTTCCTGTCGTCCTCGGAAATCGTCCGAATCCTTAGGATATGTTCTTTGAATAAGTTTGCGTAGATCTCCCCAAAGCGTTCCATTACCATTAGAACGATTAGGAGTGGTTGTTCGATCTGGATAGTATGCTTGGATGGCATTTACTAATTCAGATTCTAACTTGCGTAACTCTGTAGGACTGTAGTCGTGATTCTTAGTGTAATACCACATGAGTGTACAAACACCCCACACAGTTGCATGATCTAATTCACCATTACCCCATGCTGTTCGAACTGTTCGAATCGCACGTTTGAAAATGTCTTCACCATACTGTCCACGATAATCATAGAGTTTCTCAGCACGGTTACAACTTCCAGCACTCTTAGGAGTACCTTGAGTCGCAATGGCAAATGCTTCTTGTTCTGCAAGTTCGTTAAATAAATTTAGATAAGGTGCATCACCTGCCTTTGCAGGAAAGCCTTCACGCTCCATTGCTTGGGCACGATAAACCCGAACCTTATAATCATCGTACCATTCAGTACGCTTGTTAGAAATGTTACGAGCACCAAACTGATTGGCATTATCACTCTTGTTCTTGCTCACAATGTATGTTGCAGGCAATACACGAGCACCAACTAATGCTCTTGAGCAGGTAGCGTGTTGTGAATCGTTAACATCTAGTGTACCATCCTCGTCCTTACGACCGTGGGCAGGATCACATAATTTAGTATCCCATTCAACTAGAATGTCCTTGATGATGTGTGCCACATCAATGTTACGTTGTACGTTATAATCGATGTAAACATTATCCCATTCGAATTCTTCTGCGCCCTGTACACGCTCACTTTCAATGAAGTAAGGAAGATTGTAACCGTAGAAAATGCTCTTGCCAGTGCTAGGATCGATACTATCTCTCATAACCCTAAGAACTTCTTTTACTACATTTAGGAATGGTTGACGTTTGGGCATGAAGCCCGAACAATCAATTACTTTAGTTTTTAAGCCTTTAATAAGTTCCTTCAAATCTCCGTCGGGCTGACCCGCTAGACTTGTAAGTCCCTTAGTTCTTTCTTCGATAGGACCAAAGATTCGTTCAAGATCATCCCCAAACTCATCAAGTAAATCCTCATGATAGAAACGTTCACTCATATTTTAGCCTCCATAGTGCCTTTAGTTGTTTAACAATATGTCTATATTATAGCAATATTATAGTGATTTGTCAACCTTAATGTGTTTATTGGAAATCAAAAAGACTTTCAAAAGTGTTGTTTTTCTGCTCCATTGCACCATAATCGGTTGATTGATGTACTTCCATAGGTACAAACAGTCTGTCCATGTATTTTGGAATTTGGACATGTGTCATTCCAAGATCCTTGCCCCAATGCAGATTAGCCTGTTCCTTGTTCATGGGTCGCCTAATCGCACAAACGCAGGTGTAGTTCAAATCCTTAAAGAAGTTGTACAAGTCCTGAGGATTGTATCCAAACAATTCACACTGCCTAGGAACGATCTCAACCTGTACGCTTGGACGATATTTCTTGATTGTTTGCTCTGCACCCTGAATTACCATCAATTCGGATCCTTCAACATCAATTTTAATTGCATCAACATCCTCAAAATTATAACTGTCGATTGTTCTTTTTGGAACATTAACCAATTGTTGGCTCTTTCTTAATTTTACATCCTGTCCTTCTGGAACAACATGATTGTGTCCTCCGTGATCCAAATGATCGATGATGTCTATGGAACCTGTATTTGTGTTTGACAGGGCAACATCATGAACAGTAATATTTGCTTTAATGTCCATTGACTGTGGCACTCCTTTATAGATGTACCAACTTCCCTCAGAAGATTCGTCCCTATATAGAGATCCTTCCTCGTCAGTTCCTTTCCAATAAACACCCTTAAGATTTTGTTTCTTAGCAATATCAATGTTTGCTCTTAGCATTTTAAGAGTTGTTGGAGTGGGCTCAAATGCTTCTACGTTCTGTGCCCATTCGCCGTATGCTATTGTATTATTACCAACATTCGCACCAACATCAATTATGCGCCTTGCATTTGGATATATTGTTCGAATTAGTCTTGAATTATTTCCTTGATAATAAACGTTGTTTCCGCTAAACCTAGGTCCTTGCAAGTTGTCATGTGCAAGAAGCCAATAGCATCTACCAAATTTATTAATTACTAAACGGAAGTTAGGATCTTGAAATAGACCGCTTGTTTCTTTAAACCCGAAGTTTTGTTCAAATTCAGTCTCCGAGATAACTGCTGTAATTTTCTGTGGCATATGTTTCTCCTATCATGTAAACAGATTATGCTCTATTTTCTTATATTATATATGTAATTTATTTTTTTGTCAAGAAGAAATAGACTTTAATATTTCCCAGGCATCTTTCCAATCTTTAATATTGTAGCAAACGCCTAGATCTTTATTAATAATTTCTTTCTTTAATGGATAATCATTTCCTTCCGGATGCATTGCATCGCCAAAGAAATGTATTTCGTCTTTTGGATCAAAGTCTCTTAGTATTTGAGATTTGTTATGGCCCTTTGGAAAAATATCAATACCTGTTTCTCCACCCACTCTTGCTTCCATGTCAGGAAACAGCGTATTAAATGCTTTTGCAATTCTGTTTCTTTCGTTTATTCTTACATCGTGTTCGATGTACAGTTTTCTTTCACCTAGTGTAGCATTTCTACCTACTACGCTAAAATTAACCATACCGGGACGATGTTCGAAATGTAAACCTGTTCGTAATACAAATTCACTCTCGGTCAAACATGTTGTTAAAAAATCAGCAGCAGATTCTGTCAATTCCCAATCGCTGGTATAAACATTTTTATCCTGTTCCCATACAGAACTTCCCGAACAGTTATAAACTCTAACAGCAAAATTATAAACAACAGAACCAACCTGTTCCAGTGTTTTACTCTTATCGCTTCCTGTTACTAGATATGTGTTATGCTGTTCTTGGAACTTAATAAACCATTTTTGAAATTCGGGATCAATATTTCTCCTGCTAGGAGTGAGAGTCCCATCGACATCGAATATAAAATGTTTCATTATAGCCTCTTAATTTTTTCTAAGAAGAACAACATGCATAATCTAGATTGTTCCCCTTCACCGAATAAATTCATAGCAGAATGATATTCTTGTGCGTTGTATGCTATTAATCTATTATACTTGTTGCTCATTACAACATCAGGAAAATATTCTTCGTTAATTTTTCTATACGTTTGTGTACCGCAATCCATCGGAGCGTCGGGTGATAAAAAAACTATTCCTGCGGTAATTGCTTTGTCTTGATGAACTTTGTCCTCAATCCATTGAGAATCTTTCTTATCCTGTTCGCGTGTTTGATGAAAGTAAATTGGCCCCTCATATTCATAATTTGCATGACCGTAGTATTCTAAAATAATTTTAGAACATATTTCGTTATAAAAATCAATATTAATTTCATGCAAGGGTTTTGATCTTATTCCTTCGAAGAATTGATGCGGCTGTCTTGGCTGATAATCTAATGCCAATGCAAAATTTCTTACAGCATTAGGGTCATCAAAAAAATTATCAACTACTATGGTTTTCATTTCCAGTTCTCTAATACTACCTTATCTTGCACGATTCCAGGATTAGGATCTCCATGAAAAACCATAATGGAACAATCATTAGGAGCCACCACATCATTATTAATTGACGTAAACTGTCGAACACCGTTTATTACTTGTAGTTCGGATCGATTTCTAATTTCCCATTTATAGCTCTGTATCCATGCTTCTGGCCAGAACTTAATTCTATCTCTAGCACACTTCCAGGTCCAATCTTGATCTCCGTGCATTCTCATTGCTACATCCGGACTTTGTTTAAATTGATCATAGATGTGCTTTTGCGTTCCGTGTACCCAACTCATTACACTGCTGTTTAGATATTTCCAATCTCTGTGAAATTTTCTGTTAAAGTCTCGAATACCCATGAATGTGTTGCCACTAATTTGTGTAAGTTTATCTATATTATTGCAGATAACAACATCTAAATCCATGTATAGTATTCTTCCTTTAAGAGGAAGAGAAGGATCAAACATGTGAACTTTGTGCCACCATCCTTTTCCGTATCCTTGATTTTTCTGAATTATTAATTCAACATCCTTGATTGGATGCGGATCATCTGTGAGACAAAAAATTCTATGAGGAACAGTTATATTCCTCTTTATCATGTTTCTTAATTTTTCTACGTATTCAATGGAGTACTTGTTACCAAACCTTACGCATAATATTACTGCTTCGCTATCAGATAGGGGTACATCAGGTGAGAATTTTTTTAATCTTGCCTGTTCTTTTTCAAATTGTCTTTGAAGTTTGTAAGCCTTCCTTTGTTCCTTAGATAGATTTTCCGGATCCATTCATTCTTTTCCCTAATTTTTGTAAGCATATTTAACGATATCATCAACGACTTTTTCGAAGTCATGTAGATGCAAAGCATTGGGTCCATCGCTTGGTGCATTATCCGGATCCTTGTGAACTTCTAAAAAGAAGTTTGTCACACCCATTGCAGATGCAGCGCGAGCCAACCCAGGAACATACCCGCGATTACCGCCACTGCTAGAGCCCATACCTCCGGGTTTTTGAACGGAGTGGGTAATATCATAAACAATGGGAACGTTATAATTGTCAAGCATAAACTGAAGACCAGTGAAGTCAGTGACCAAAGTATTATATCCAAAACTTGTTCCCCTTTCTGTTAGCCATACTTCTTTTGCACCCTCTGTCTTTCCTATAATGCCTTCGGCATCCCACGGTGCTAGAAATTGACCCTTTTTAATATTAATTACTTTACCAGTTTCTACTGCCTTCCTAATAAGATCAGTTTGTCTACATAGAAATGCTGGTATTTGCAAAACGTCAACAGCATCATTCCATTCTTTCACGATATGATCTATTTGATTAACATCATGAACGTCAGTAAGAGTTTTTACATCTTCCTTGTATTTTATGAATTTAAAATCCTTGAGTGTTGCATCCATGCCAACACCACGCTTGCCATTGATGCTTGTTCTGTTTGCTTTATCATAACTGGCCTTGAAATAGTATTCAATTCCGTGTTTGTCGCACACACGTTTGCATTCTCTGGCGATTTCAATACTCTGGACTAGTGTTTCGTGCTGGCATGGTCCTGCAATAATTCTCATTTACGCCTCGTATATCGCAGAGTTGGCACCGTGCTCATAGCACTCTACGCTTTTTACTCTTACCGTTGGGTTAAGAGCAGTTCCATCATCCTTTGACTTTTGAATGATCTCTGCCATCTTATAAAATGCCATTTCAGCAAAACGTTCTGCACCCACTGCCGGAACGACTCTCACGTCTGCTACATGACTCGGAAGACTCTCAAGCAAATCTTTTTCTGGATCATCAGCGGCAATTACCGTTGTGTGATCAAATGTGTCTTCCAGCCAATTCTTAAATTCCTTGAGTCCACCAAAGTCCATTACCCAATTGCGTTCATCGAGCGAATCACATTCAAAGATCAATTTAAATCCTAGACTGTAACCATGCAATAGTGAACAGTGTGAGTGTGTGCTACGCCACTGTCTGAAACAGCAAGACAGACCCCTGTCGTTGCCATAATTTTTAGTTGAATAAAATTTTCCCATTATTATCTCCTATAGTTAATAACGGCGGCAGAATTAGAAGGGTTGACGCCAAGTCCTGTGTTAAACATAAAACTAATTATACGATCTATTTAGGCAAAGGTCAAGTTCTTGGTTACCAAAACTTCAAATGTGACATTAGGATATCGCCATTTTTTTGGTAGAACCCAATCCTTAGTATTTAGGACCTTAAATTTTGTATCAGGAAAACTTTCAAATACCTTTCCAATCTGGTATTCCCAATACGAATGGTCAATGGGTTTACTATTTTTATCGGAATAGTTAAGTGTTCCTTTGTATATGTTATTAACCTTTTCATCTATTCCATAAAGATCAAACCCTATAAGAGTTACATCGTTATCAAGATTGGCCGCTAACAATACGGCATATGGACCACTCCCCCAATGTATTGGATTGTCTATTTTTGCTCTGCTGGTATCGTATGGAAGATCAGGAACCTGATGAATTCTCTTGTCCTTCTTGATCTTTCTAAAATATCTAAACCAATCGGGCCTTACATAAATTTTTGAATTATCTGCATTGCTGTGTTCTATTGCTTCTTCAACCATTCTTCTGTCACAGCATACTAAATGATCAACGGCAATATCTCTAATCAAGGCATTGCACCCTACGATTACGTTACTTCTGTCTAGATTGATTTGCTGTCGGCTCTGGCCGTTGCCAACTACGAGGACAGGCATTTGCCTACCTAATGTTGCCGAATGGTGCCCAAACTCCAGGGTTGCCGGCTTTTACACATACCCATCCAATCTGTCCATTTACAACTGGATTGGAGTTCCATGTTATGTCGCCCACATTATAAGTTCCACCCTTAGGTGGCTCAGAACCTTTGATGTGTAGTGATCCGTTAAACTTGATTGATCCACTTACGTGAAGATCAACTTCTGGATCAGGATTGTTTACACCAATGGCCATTTTTCCTGAAACTTTTACGTTGTTCTTGATTTTTACATCGCCGCCTGCCGTAACTGTTAATCTTGTTTCGTCGTCAGTTTTAATATCAAGATCGTGGCTGGCGAAAGTTCCAATGTATCCTCTTGTGAAGTCGTCTGTTCCTATACCAACTTCTATTCCATCTTCTGCCACGCTTAGTGCAGAATTTGGTTGATCAGTTCCTATTCCTAATCTATCACTACCTGAATCATAAAACAGATATTGATTAACTGTCATGGATCCATCTACGATCAGACCCTTTAGTCTACCAACTTCTTTTAGATTACTCTTGGTAATGCTTGCACCTAAGCCTTCTTCGTCAAGTGCTTTTACACCATTAATTTGTAGTTCTTTTCCCTTGGCAATGTCAACATGCTCTGAAATAAAGATTCTATCTGGCTCACCAAACAGTGCAATCTGTTTTGTATAGTCATTACCTGCCCAAAATAAGCCCTTGCCATGTATTTTGTCCTTAAAGGTAATACTAGCATGAGAAAGAGTTTGCTCATCTTCCGTAAGTGCTATTTTAAGTGCTTCTAGTGCTTGATTAAGATGTTCTTTGTTCATACTACTATTTATTCTTTTTTAGCAAAAGACTTCGCTAGAATCTTTAATATACTGCTATTAAGACAGTTTCAGGGTTGATTCTACCGTTCATTTTAACTGGAGTTGTTGTTAATTTCTCAAACCAGTTTTCAAACTTCTTGCGGGTATTTAAACTCTTAACTTCCTGTAGTTGATCCATGGGTTTACGAAGTGTGCATGCCACGCTTTTTTCTTCATCGTATCTGGCGATGGTAGTTCCTTTTACGTTCAAACCACTTCCTTCTCTGCCCACACCTGTTGGATCTTCTACTGATGTATAGTATATTCCAAGTTTTCTTGTCTTGGCATTGAATACTACCAAGCAGGTTGCACCTACTAACTTTGCTGGAGGTATGCTGGATACCGCATACTTTTCATCGGAAATTTTGTATTTCAGTTTCTTAACAATTTGTTCGGGTGCTTTTTTCGCTATTTTTCTTGGCTTACGATTGGCTTTGCTTTCTGCAATTATGGCATCACACGACGAAGTGATTAAAATTATAAAATCATGAAGTTTTTTAATCTGCTTCTTGTCATAGTGTGCATATCCTTCCTTTAGTTGCTGTGCATGATCCTTTTCTTCGTCGGTCATGTTAGCGGTGCTAGGAGGATTTAATAATTCTTTATATTCATTTAATTGAGGGAGATAATCATTGATCAAAATTCTAGCGTGTGGTTGTTTGCATTGTTGGGCTCGCAATTTTTTGGTTATTTCGATGCCTTTAAAGTCCGTGATCTTGCCCTCAAGAAAATCGTCAAAAGCCTGTTCAATAAACTCGCTCATTATGTTTGCCTGTTCACGCATTCTCTGTTGAATTGTGGGAACGTATTTTTCCAATACCTTTGCTTTTTCTTCTTCCTGTTTCTTTTCTTCTACGATCTGCTCACCTCGATTAAGAGCAACTTCAATTCTTTTCTTGATGAATTCTGAAGAAGGCTTCACGTTGCCAGTGGTTCCTGGCAGTGTTTGCCAATGTTCGTCATCCTTTGGGTTGAAGTCTGGCATGCCAGCATTTATCATATTGCATAAAATTGCTGCTGTTGTGCTAATTTCGTATGTAGGAGCGGCCTTGCACGTTTTAATATCTTCCTGGCTATAACCATTATTTTCCATCCACGTCCAAACGGCAGGCATCAAATCAGCAGTTTGATAGTTATCATAATACCAACGATGGGCACCTTGCTTAAAACGGTGATATTCCGCACCGGTCATTTCTTCCCAGCCAGTCCAATCGGGTGCTTTAAGTTTTGCTCCTCGCCTAACTTGTGGTGTTGCTCTTGCTTTTTTTCTAGCCGCCAATTTTAGTTTGCTCCTTCAACAAAAAAATAAAGTATATGACGATATATATCATTTGTCAAGAGATTTTACTTTTTTCCGAGTAATTTTAAATTCAAAACGAAATTTTCAACAAGAAGTTTTACAATAATTGCCTTGTCTGCCATAGGTTCGTTATCCATTTCTAGAACACTTGCGGCAAACATTCTGTATGCTTCTTGTTCAGAAATATTCAGTTCTCCCCAATCAATAGGATCAGCAATTTCTGCTTCCATGGCAATACTCACTAGATCCTCTACTAATTGATTGTGTGGTTGTAAAAAATCATTCATAATTTAGTCCCATAAGTTTTCATAATACTTGCCAAATAATCTAAATCCGTTAGAGATACGATCTTGTTCTTTTTCTTGTTCAGATCTATCATCAAAACGCATAAACACATCATCCTTGTTTGCCTTGCAATCAAATGCGTGTATCATTTCATCCAACACCCAATCCCACCGCTTATGCCAGTTGTCGTCAGTATCCCAATCATTCTTTTTAGGAGGAGCAGATGTTGAACGTAGATGTTCTGGCACATCTTTGTCATCTACATCCGGCGAGCCGTGTTTAGTTTCCTTTAGTTGGATAAGCATAGGTAGGATAATAGGAGCAAGTGTATGATCCATACTCCAAGTATCCCAACGGTCAATGCGTATCTTTATTTTTTGTGTGCGTTTGTCTAAAAAATAATTTATAGGTGTATAACAAACCTGCAAAAAATCTTCTAATTTTTCACGCCACACTTCAGCAAAAGGTTCTGTCTTACCAGGGCCTAATCCTTTAGGACCATATTCAGGCCAATCAAACCCGTATTTCTTTTGCATATAATTTGTATAGATGTTAGACGTTAGTCTACTTGGATAGTTTGAAATTTTAATCTTCATCGTAACTTACTACCTTTATGTTTCCTTCCTTTCCTTGAACAGTGAATGCTTCTGCATATTCAAATGCTGTTTCTACATCGTCGAATAGAATAGGCTTTAACACCCAATCACACTTACCAGTATCTTCAGTTACAAAGATCCAATCGTCTTTACCATCGAGGCATATCATAATAGCAAACATTATTCAGCCCACCTTATCTTCTTTCCATAGTGTGTTTCAAACTGTTTAATTAGCGTATCATAGGGCACAAGTTCTTCTGTTGTCAAGTCCCAAAGATAATCTCCTAGTGCATTCCAATCTTCCGTGTGCATGGGTGCAACACTGTATTCGTCCCAGCCGTCATATCCTTGTTTAGTGTCATCACGAATGTCAATGCGTCCAGCGGAGTAGTTAATTTTCGTTGATACACCGTCTGCTTCCAACAGTCCACGCTCTTCATACCAGTGAAGATTAATTGGACCCATCCAATTAGTGCTGTAGGTGATCATTTAAAATACTCCGGATCCCATTCTCCAAACACCGTTGGTGCCTGTTGGCTTGCCAGTTCCATGTAATACTTGCCTGGATAATGTCGCAAACAACGATATGCTTGTTTTCTAATTTCTTTAGGCACACGAGGTGTTACCTTGGGATCCATTAGATCCTTTAGAAACTGTTCAGTGTGTAATACTGCGTTTTTACGTTCAACTGGTAATGTCATCGTGAAATCTCCATGCATCGCAAACCGGGCATCCCGGTGAATATTCCGAACATCTCGGACCAAACAACCTACGAGTATAAATCCAACTAATGATTCTGTCAAGCATCAGAAGTCATCCTTTAGGACACGTTGCTTTCGTGATAAGCCTGAAATGATCTGATACTGCTCCCATGCCTTCTGTGCGGCAGGACTGCGCTCATTTGGAGGAACAGAGCAATCCAACCAATGGTAGTTCATTCTGGGAGGATGGCTGCCAAACTTTCGCGGTTGGTGCAGTTTGCCGTTGTCGTATAATTGGATGGCAACATTGCGATAGATTTCTTCAACGTTAACTACGCCAGTGTCATCTTCTGCTGTTGACCATTCTGCATTGCTCCAGCCACCATAACGATAGCCTTCCCAAATCTGTTCCCATTCATCATCAATGTGTGGATTGAAATCCGTGCGGGCAATAATTACTAGAATGTCTTCATAATCCACACGACCTTCAACGAGGTCACGAAGGCACCTACTGAATGACAAACCTACTTTCATATAGCCTCCTTAGACTAATTCTTCTGCTAGTGGGAAAATTTCCGCTATTACTTTTGCACAGGCGTGTGCAATTTCCATATGTTCTTTTTGTGTTCCGTTTGCGCCACGCAGTTCAATATAGTGAATCCACGAACGCAGAGTTCCGTTCATATATAGTCTTGTCTTTGTAAGTCCTTCTGGTAATACAGCACGGGCCTGTTCCTTGGCTATACCATTTTTAATTGCCCATTCGTATGCTTCTTGCGCGATATTAATAACACGCTGTTGCTGTTGTTCCCAATGTGTCTGTAATTGAACATCTTCAGTTTCGATAGAATTTTGACGATTTTTTTCATCCTGTAATCTTGCTTCTCGTTTTGTAAATTGATCACCGAACTCTGCCGGATCAGCGTAACGCTGACTGAACTCTTGGAAACTAAACGAACGATGTCGCACAATTTGATGTGCTATATCACGTGTGGTATCAATTTCTAAACAAGCACTTACCATTTCAAGTGGCGACCAGTGTGCGTGTTTGATCAGATACTTGATCAGTTTTTCTGATGTTTCCTTGTTCATTTGATTAGAAGGGTTGCTTACCCTTGCACAGTAAGCAATTAATTCTTGGCAGTTATTTAGATCCATCTCCTTCGGAGCCTGTGAATGAGAAATTAATTTTACATTAGTCATCGTCTTTTATTCCTTTTAATAGTCTAACTCTATGCTGTAACCAATCAATTGCTGTGTAAATGTGTCCAGTATCATGTGGTTGTATTTGGCTTTTCGCATATTTGATTTCGTCTTCCAGAACACCAATTCTCATGATGTCTCGGAATAATTTGTTTTTGTCCTTAGAAGTTTGGTCCCTTTTTCTCGTCCTCGTCATCTAATTCGCATAACCTTTCCAAATGCTTGTAATGTTCGTATGCTTTTTGTAGTGCTTCAAATTTTTCTAGTTTCTTGGGATCCGGTTGTAGGATCGCCATACGCTTTTCCATTGTGTCCATGAATGTCTTTAGGCTTCTATTACCAATCTTGATGTCTGCATCTTCTGGAACAGTAATGTTGCTATCGTATTCCCATTCCATATCAGTTCCCGTATTGAGTGAACCAGTGTTTATCGTGAACGTTCCTGAATTGATATCGGATACATAATCATCACTCATGCTACCATCATGACCATTTAGGGTTATGGTGCTGGTAGTTGTGGAACCAGCACCATAGGTAGTATAACTTGGATCAAGCGTTATCGTAGTTGGCTTGTCATCATCCATTCATCTTGGCCTCTTTGCGAGAGTTTTTAGTATCAGTAATTTCTTTACGTCTTTCCTTGATCGCTTTGGCCATTTCTTGTAATGCTTTTCTAGCACGGGTTCCAGCAGCGCCGTTGCCTGCTTCAAATTTCTCATCTTCAGCAAGGAATGTTTCCATTGCCGCTTTGATTGTTTCTGTATTTGACATTATTTTTTCTCCATGTAAATATCGTTGTATTTAAACACAACACTATTATATAAGCCTTAAACGCGGTTGTCAAGCATAAACGTGGTTAAATATGCATATAATGAACGATTTTACTCTTATACCTTTCCAAAATATTGTTCGATTTGGACAGAAGACCATGTTGGATCAACCTTTGTTCAATGTTAGTTGGATATTGGGAAGGTTCTGTAATTATAAATGTTCATACTGTTGGCCCTATGCAAATACTGACAAACCGGATCATTTGGATCTTGAAGTATACAAGAAAACGATAGATGAAATCAAGAGGCAGTCTAGAGAAAATGGATTTACAGATTTCCATTTTAGTTTCAGTGGTGGCGAGCCTACTGCCTACAAACACTTTGGAGAACTCATAGAGCATTACTGTAGTGATACAGAAGCACCTTACCAAAGCATACATTTAACCACTAATCTATCTCCAGCCGGCAAGTGGTGGGACAAATTTATAACCAACACACAAAAATTGCAAAGGAAAAGCATAACGGCAAGTTTCCATGCAGAATTTGCGGATGAAAAACAATTCGGCGATAAGTGTTTGCAACTGATGAAGGCCGGAGTGTTTGTTACGGTTAATCAGGTCATGGTTCCTGAAAAGTTTGATGAATACTACGAACGCTGTAGCAGGCTTGCTGAAAGAGGAATTAATGTTACACTGAAACCCCAAAGCGATCCGACAGCAAGTTTCATAGTCGACGGTTACACTGAAGAACAAATTGAAAAAATGCAAACTAATTTTCCACAGAATAATCAGGGTGAAAAATTGTTACAAATGTATTTCCAAGATGCCAAGGGCAACGATTACGGAATGGACCAGGCAGAAAGAATGAATGCTTTTGGATTTAATAAGTTTAAAAATTGGACATGCGCAGCAGGGCATCAAAGTTGCGTTATAAGGGGGGTTGAAGTTAAAAGGGCATATAGTTGTGCGGAACAGCCTTTAGGCACGCTTACAGACGGTTTTACGCTGTTTAAAGCACCATCTAAATGCATTACTGACACCTGTGTTAGCAGTGCTGACTCAAAGATACCAAAATACCTATAGATTCTTAAATATTGGAAAAGACTTTCTAAAATCTAATCCTCTCGTTTTATCAAGTGCTTCGCAGTAGTCTACGAACTGTGGCAAAAGATCTGTTCGATCAGCGTCCGTCATATGTTTTATTGTAACATCCTTAATTTCTCTAAAGGATTTTTGAAACTTCTCATCCAAATCATTTCCATAGTTTTCTAAATCTTCCACTATCTTATCCTTTATGTCTTTTGGTAACACCTGTATGGAAAGGTGATTAGGATATACTAGAGGCATCATGTAGAACAAATAATCTTTGGTTGGATCATTATAATGAATTTTCTTATATTTAGATTTTAATTTCCAGTCAATGATATCCTTTAGGTAAGGAACATTGAGTGCATTCAATGTAAGATTAATTGTGCAATAGATATTATCGTGTGTGCTATTCTCTATTAGATCTAATTTGGAAATCATTTCGTTCCACTTAATTGGATATCGAATGTATTCGAGTTGTTCACCGATTCCATCTATGCTTAATAGAAGTTTTACGGATCTAAATTTGCTCCATAGTTCCATCACTTCCTCGGTTAGATAGGATGCGTTGGTATTGTAACTTAACATAATATTCTTGTTAATGCCCCTTTCTATTAGAGATTGTAAGAATGGTATGTGTGCCTTTGCTAGTAAAGGTTCACCGCCTGCAAAATTAATCCTTTCTAGGTCATCAGTAAATTCCATTATGCCTTCGATGTTTTCAAACTCCTTTGACCATTTGAAACTTTCAGACTTGTATTCGTTTATTCTAGAAGTTAGATGTTCCTTATTACCTTCTTCATTAACTTCCTTTAGCATTTTCTTTTCTTCAGCAATCCACGAAGTGCTAAATTGGCTATTACACATAACGCATTTAAGATTGCAGGTATTGTTAAAACGAAGATCCAAAAATTTAACCTTTGCATCTATGGATCCATCTTCCTTGAGTTCATTGTATAGGTAATCATAATGACCATACCTATCATTCATCTGTTGCCTATAACTCTTTATTCCAAGATCCTCATCCTTCCAACACATGCTGCACACTTCAGGTCGGAGTCCTCTTTCAATATCCAATCTTGTTTTCTTGTGCTTGGGACTGTTGAGCATGCTCGTAAGATTCCTGTCACCTATTTTAACAGGCTGATCCTTAAAGTCCAAACTATTACAGCATAGATTAACCGACCCATCCGTGGTAATTTGGCTATGCATGTATTGTAGAATGCACCGTTTCTGTATCATCAATAGGAATCCTTAAATAATTACATATATGTATAAGATTACTGACATTCGCAGTATTCATTTTGAAATAACCAGCAAGTGCCAGGCACGCTGTCCTATGTGTCCTAGAAGGATAAACGGTGGACCCATGAATCCTGGTGTTGTTCTGCACGAAGTCGATCTTGGAACATTCGTTAATTGGTTTCCAAGAGATTTCGTGAAACAGTTAAAGCATTTCAATATGTGTGGTAACCTGGGCGATCCTCTCGTGGCAAAGGATACCATCGAAATATATAGATACCTAAGAGAAACTAATCCTGAGATGACCTTACAGATGCATACTAACGGAAGCGGTAGGAACAAGGAATGGTGGGAAGAACTTGCCTCTCTTAAGGTAAGGATAGTATTTGGAATAGATGGATTAGAGGATACGCATGCCCTGTATAGAATAAACACTGACTGGAATAAAGTGATCGAAAACGCAAAGACATTTATTGCCGCAGGCGGTGATGCAAGATGGGACATGCTGATATTCCAACACAATGAACACCAGGTTGAAGCATGCGAAAAACTATCAAGAGAACTTGGCTTTAGTCTATTCATGAAAAAACACACAACGAGATTCCGTGACGGTAAACTTGATGTTCTTGATGACAATGGCAGACCCGTTAACATTTTATATCCAACGGAATACAGCAAGTCAGTAATTGAAAAGGTGGAAAGCGCCAAGAACGAAATTAAACCTGTTATTACCTGCAAGGCCGTAAAGGACAGCCAGATGTATGTTGGAGCAAACGGAACGGTAACTCCCTGCTGCTGGCTTGACCAGGAATGGTATCCGGCACACGCACCAAGCAGAATAGACTACATGGACAAGATAGGCATGTGGCCAAATCTAAATGTAAACAGCCTTGAGGACATATTCAATAGTGGATACTTTGATAGGATAAGCGGTTGTTGGAATTCAACCGGACTCAAGGAATGTTCCAAGCAGTGCGGAAGTTTTGATAAACTAAACAAGCAGTTTGTATAATGAAAATAGACATTGAAGATATAAAATTTTGGATGGATGCAATTCGCAACAGCGAGGATTCCAAGCGAACACTTGAAAGTTTCTGGGGAGGACAGTTGCAGAGCAAGACTTGGTTAATAGATCATCTTGAAAAAGTTTCAAGCAGCATTACCAATGCCAATATCGTAATACACGGTGGATGGAATGGAGTATTGGCCAGCATGCTGTTTAATAGCAATCTTGGAATTAGGCACATAACTAGCGTGGACATAGATCCTGGCGTTAGAGAAACGGCACTTACCATGAACAAGCGATATGAAATGGAAGGAAGATTTTCGGCAGTCACGGCAGACATGACCGATTATGATTATGATGCGGACATCGTAATTAATACGAGTTGCGAACACATCACACAGGTGCAGTATGATCAGTGGTTGGAAAATGTGCCAGATCGTGCTACAATAGTTTTACAAAGTAATAATTACATTATAGACGAACATATTAACTGTTCAGATTCACTCGAGGATTTTATCCAAAAAAGCAAGTTGTCAAAGATAAGATACCAGGGTGTCTTGGAACTGCCAAAGTATGATCGTTATCTTTTAATAGGAGACAAAAGTGGACAGTAACACAAGGACTGTAGTAAAAACTTTATCATACAGGACTGCCGTTGCGGTAAGCATTTTCCTTGCAGCATTGGCAATGAATTATTCAGCAGGATTTGGATTGACATTTGTGGTATTATCATACACTGTTGGATTTGCATCATTTTGGATACAGGAAAAACTGTGGAACATGGTAAGTTGGCAAAGAATCGAAAACAACGACACAAGAATTAGATCCATAGCAAAAACGGTAACTTGGAGATTGTGGTCAATGTTTGTTCTATTCGTGCTTGGCATGATTCTTGGTTTGAGTTCAGCACACGCACTTGAATGGACAATTGTTACAAATATACTATTCATCGTTGTTCATTATACACACGAGAGAATATGGAACTTAATTACATGGGGAAAACTTTTATGAAAAAATTAATGCTGTCATTGGCAGTAGCATTATCAATCACGACTTCGGCAAGTGCTGATAGTTTTACGCTCGGAACGGGTTATGGCAAGGAAAAGATCACTGACACACTAAGCGTTGATCTATTCCAGGTGCAGGGTCTGTATAGATTTGATAGCGGATTAACACTGGGCGGAATGATGATGAAAGGATTTCCTGACGTCAACGGAGTTGCAAACGAGGATCGTTATGAAGCAATTCTTGGTTACACAACGAGAGTAAATGACTTTTCACCGTATGCATTTGTCAGTAAGGGTATTAGAGATTATCTTGATTCACCAAAGGCATCGGTTGATTATTATACGGTAAAGGTGGGAACAAAATATAATCTCACTGATAAGATTTATACGGATGTAAATTACAGATTTAGGGATACCGACGATATTGCCTGGCAGACAAACACATACACTGCTGGCATCGGCTATAACATAACACCAAAATTAAGCGTGGGCATCAACAGAGGTTGGCAGCGTGGTGATTATGATTCCGAAATTACATCAATCAATTTCATTACGAGATTCTAATGCAGATATATCGAGAGGGAAATTATTTAGATTATTCGAACAGGGTCGAACACTACAAGAAGGCACTGAAAGATAATACCGTAGTAATCGAATCTCTCGATCACGTAGAACACATAGCATTATACATTGCCTGGCAGGAAGTGGGAGGACGCATACTCGTTAGGGCGCCGATGCTCCCTGTCAAGCAAAAGGAAGAACTTGATTTGCGTCTTGCGGAACAGACAGCAACGGATTGTGTGTTCCTGCATACCAGCGGAACCACAGGAAGTCCTAAACTTGTTTCGTTTGATAAACAAGAATTTGATAGAATTATAAAAAAATCCGAACAGCATCTAGACTGGAGCAATGATACAAGTTGGTTAAATTTTATTCCAGCATTTACTAGTGGGTTTTGGCATATAGTATTACCAGCAATAGTAAAACACGATTGCAAGATTGTGTTGTCAAGCAAACAGACCCTGAAGGATGATTTTGCCACCGATGTTAATTCAACAATATTCGTTCCAGGCCTAATTGATCAGATGCGTGCAGGTAATTTAAAATTACCATTACACAAGTTTCACATGATAGCGTCCGGTGCGAGCCAACTGTTATCAAGGCACGCTGAATATATCTTTGACAATGGTTGCAGAGTTTTCAATCACATATACGGAACAACTGAGATTGGTAGCCCTATGCTTGGACACAGAACCTATGGCATAGACGGAACAAATTGTTGGCTGGAAATTGATGAGCGTTGTAGAATAGCAGATAATGAATTGGTGTATAATGACATACACACTGCTGATCTATTTGAAGTCAAGGGCAACCTAATTAGATTCACGGGAAGGTCAAACGACATAGTAAAGATTAATGGTTACCAATGTAGTTTATTATCCATAGAAAATCACCTCGAGGAAATGGGTCTTGGCGACTGCCTAGCAATACCAAAGAATAAGGCAGGAAGTGATTACATAGAACTGATGCACACCGAAGGAACACCCGACAGAAAACAAATCAAGGAAATGCTAACACCATATCTTCCACCCTGCAACATTCCATTAAAGTATATCAAGACCGAAAGCATTCCAAGAAATGCTCTAAACAAGAAGGTAAGAAATGCTGTTCAGGCAGATCTATAAGGATGATCCACTATTACCCGCATTCATGGAAGAGTGTGGCAACAGAGGATTCCATAACAACACATCAATAGAAAAATTAAAGTTTGATTACTTTGATCATGTTTATTTCTTTGCAGGAATAGAAGATGATGCAATAAAGGTATTCAGCGGAGTTCACGAGTTTTATGTTGAAGGACAGACCTATTGGCGCTGTGGATTTAGAGGAGCAACGATAGATGCTGATCAGAAGATGAGCCGCAATCTAAGAATAAACTCTCTTAACTTTGGCATAAACTATTATCTACAGATGCAATACATAGAAAGCCTGCATGGTCCATCTAACTTTGTCCATACTTCAAACGCACCAGAAAGTATTGACGGTGCTGGTAGGAGCCATGCCGTTGATAGATTAATGAAGCGTGGTGTTAAAGGTGTTACGCTGCTTGAAGAAAATTTTGAATATCTTTATACCAAACAGAATGTATGGCTATTGGACAAGGATGTATGGAAACAGGATTTCGATAAGTATCATAAGGATAATCATATAATAAATGTTCCATCAATTAAAATTTAAAGAAGAATTAATTAGAGACGCTGACAAAATAATCTCTCTTTATAACTCATACAAAAAAGATTCAACACCGTGGATGGAACCCGAACACTACAACAAGGGTTGGAACTACATACCTTTCAAAATGTTTGATCAAACAATAATTGATTGTGGCCTGGATTATCTCACAAACAATTGCACGGTAATTACATTTTCAATAATGGAGCCTGGGACACAGATATATCCTCACAGTGGATTTAAAGAATATTCAGAAAAAATAATTAGATATCATTTTTGTATATCTGATGCGGTAGATAGTGGTTTCAAAACCAATAATGAAGAAATAATATACAAAAAGTTTGATGGCTTTGGATTTGACGATCACGAAATACACAGTGCCTATAATAACGACAGCAATGAACGTATAGTTTTATTATTTGATGTTCCTAGAATAGGCAGTCCTGTGGATGTAAAAATTCCTAAAGATTTAGAATCTATTTTAAATTAAATCAGCAAGTTCCGGAAATGTTTCCGCAAAGTTTGTTTGCCTTATCAATTCCATCTTTGTAATATAGTTCTTGAAGTTAGGCAGTAGATTTGTCTTATCCTCGCTGTTCATGAAATCCAACACGCCTTCATATCTTCTCCAGCCATAGGGGTTAAGTTTCCAGAATGCATCATCCTGCGTGTAGTTGTCCCAGAGCCATTGCTTCAGTTCCGCAAAACGCTGTTCGACATCTTGCTTGTGTTCCTTGGGTAGCAATCTCATCTCGAGGAAGGTTGGCATGTATACGAGATGAATGTTTACTATTCCTCCGCCTATTACTAATCCTTCTTTGTTTGTTCTTGTGTTTATCTTTTTATATTTTTTGTTAATCTTCCACTTTACGAATTCTGGTAGGTGCTTGATGTTTAGTATGCTTAGGCACGTGGCAATCGTAACATCTATGTTATCAGGGGTATCGTCAAGTAGATCAAGATTGCGTTCAACTGTTTCCCAATCACTCGGATATCTAATGAAATGATTTCTTTGATCTGTTCCATCAAGGCTGAATCCAACCTGCACTCTCTTGAAGTGTTTCCATAGGTCAATTATTTCCTCATCAATCAACAGTCCGTTGGTATTGTATCTTAGCACTATGTTCTTTTCATGGCCCTGCCTAATAATCTCTTCTATGAACTGTTTGTGTTCTCTGATCATTAGAGGCTCGCCGCCAGCAAAGTATACCTGCTTGATGTTTGGTATCTGCTTATACATTTCTTCCCAGAACTGGGGATTCTCGTGCCACTTGTTATTAAAGTTCTTTCTTTCCCAATGCATCTGTCCATGAATAACCTTGTCATCGGTAAGTTCCTTTAACTTATAGTAGTCGCCCACCCACTTGCTTGAATCGTGTGGACTGCACATGATGCATTTTAGATTGCAGGTATGTCCGAGCCTTAGATCAAGATAGTGTATCCTTTCAGGAGCAGTTCCGTCCTCGAGTGTTTCACGTATTAGTTCCTGTATGTCAACGTTTTCGTCCTGCCAGTAATTGTGTTCCCAAATCCTCTTGCTGCTTATGCCCTTGGCTTCCTCAGTAAAACACTTCTGGCAACTCTCTGGTATCTTGCCAGCCATCATGTTTTTTCTAACGTCCTTCATGTATTGGCTGTTCCATGCTTCCATTGGAGTTTGGTTTCCAAAGTTTGCATGCTGACCATCTGAATCCTTGATTATTCCTATGGTCGGGTTTATTCCAGCACCACTAGCATTTGCTCCACAGCAAAGTCGCATATCTCCGTTTGGCCTTGTAGCCATATGTATCCAAGGCAGAACGCAAAAAGTTGGACTGTTTGATTTGTCCTCTATGTCCTTTTGCCAATCTGCGAGTTGCTTGTTATCGTGATTCTTCCAAAAATGTTCTGTCATATTAATTTTTGCGCCAAGTTACCCATCAATAAATACTACTATTATGCACAGCAATATTTATAATACCCCTAACCAAGACATGTCAGGTGTGGCAGTGCCGTTTTCCAATGAGTGGAAATCCGTTGCCATAATGGTTAGTGGAGGAGCCGATAGTGCATTATTGTCTTACATAATTTGCGATCACATACGCAGTAATGAACTGGCCTGCGGTGTTCAATTAATAAGTGCAATACGCTGTTGGAAAACAAGACCATGGCAGAGATACAACAGCATAGAAGTTTATGGATACCTGAAGAATAAGTTTCCAGAAATACATATTGATAGGAATGAAACATACATTGCACCTGCATTTGAACACGGGCAGGACAAGAAATTATATACAGATGAATGGGGTAACCTTGCTCCTGGTGATAGCGTGCATCTTACGTCCTATGCAGAATATGTGTGTAGTAAGAAAAAGGTTCCAGCAGTATACAACGCTGTGACTAAGAATCCACCAAAAGATGCTGTTCCAGAAGGACTTGCACACAGATACAATCCAAGGGATGGAAACATAACCTTTAGAGATAGTGTAGTCGTAATACAGCCTTTCAAGCATTTGGATAAGAAACAGTTATATAAAATTTACAGACAGAATGAAATAATGGATCTCTTTAACATCACAAGAAGTTGCGAAGGAGAATTCAAGGATCTGGATCACACAAATTATGAACCACACCAAGAAGTTCCCACATGCGGAGAATGCTTTTGGTGTAGAGAAAGAAACTGGGCAATTAATGAATAGCAAGACGTTCTGCATATACCCATTTACTGGTATGGTAACGAGAGAGGATGGTGCACTCAAACCATGCTGTCGTGCGGAACCAATTGGTTGGATACAGAACGAAAGTCTTGAACAGGCATGGAATAATGAAAACATGCAGGAACTAAGGCGCAAGGTTCTCAATGGAGAGCGTCCCGTTGAATGCACGAGTTGTTGGATGCTGGAATCACAGGGCGTGGAAAGCCTAAGGCAGCGTGGGCTGAAAACACAGGAACTGAGAAATGAAACCAAGGAACACAATACCATAATGCCCTATGAGTTTCCCGTGTTGGAAGTTAAACTAAACAATCTTTGCAATCTAAAATGTAGAATGTGCAATCCACTTGACAGCACGCAGTGGAAGGATTGGAATGATGTAAGCGATTACTACAAGAAGGAAAACAACTATCTATACGACACCGTCAAGAAACTAAATCTTGAAAAGGGTAGATACATAGGACTGTTTGATGATAATCCTAATTGGTGGGAAAGTTTTAAAAAGATTATACCACACCTAAGAATAGTTGAGTTTGGTGGTGGTGAACCCCTAATGGATCCACAGCACTATGAGATACTGGAAATGCTCAGCGAGCATGGTAACAACATTGAATTAAGATATGCTACCAACGGAACCACTCTTGGCATCAAGGGAGATAGGAACATACAGCAGTATTGGCCTAAGTTTAAGAGCGTTGTGGTTAACGTGAGCATTGATGGAATACACAATGTCTACGAACACATAAGAACTAACGGAAAGTTTGATGACGTAAGGAATAACATTCAGGAGATTAAGGCAATACCAAACGTAACAAGGATAGTTGGTAAGTTTACGGCACAAGCAGGAAACATACTACACATGGCCGAAACTGCTGAATACTTTATCGATACTATGAAAATTCCTTTCTTTAGCCATAGAGTTTCCTATCCCAATGTTCTAAGCGTGCAGGTATTGCCTAGGGAAATTAAACAGATTGCACAGCAGAGAATAGAAAATTTTATAGATAGATTTAGCACACTGAAGAATCAAGAACTGTATGGTTATAATCTAAAAGAAATAGTGATACCCAATCTAAGAGATACAATTACGTTCATGAATGCAAAGGATCACAGCCATGCATTTAAGGACTTTCTTGAATTTAATTATAGATTGGACAGCAGAAGAAATGGTAATAGCATATTAGATGTCAACCCGGAGTTTGAAGATCATGCATAAGATTACCAGCAGATGGGGACACCAAAACAGCCTAAGCGTTATGTGGAATCTTGGAAAGAGATGCAACTATGATTGCTCCTATTGTCCGGCAAGCATACACGATAACCATAGTCCACACACGGACATAGAGATACTAAAGAATACGGTTGACAAGATATGTGAAACTGATAGGTCCGTTAGATTTACATTTACCGGAGGAGAGCCAACGGTGCATCCAAGGTTTGAGGAACTGTTACAATATCTTAGAGCAAGAGATGTTTCCTGGGTTAGCCTAACAACAAATGGAACGAGAACGGCCAAATGGTATTTGGATAATGAACAGTATTGGAATCATATACTGTTTAGCCTGCACTATGAATCGGATTATCAGCGAGTGGTTGATACGATACTTGAATATAAGAAACAAGGGCAAAAAATGTTTTTCGTAAACGTAATGGCACATCACGAATACATGGATGCCGTTAGAACCACTGTTGATCTATTCGATGCACACGAAGTAAAATATGCAGTAAGAAGAATACGCTGGGGAGACATTGATCACGATATCTTTGACGACAACAAATATTCAGAGCAAGATCTTGAATGGATATTGTCCAAGGATGCCACTGCTGACCCTAACTGCTTGATAGATGATACAGAATTAATGCACGCCAACGATGTAATTAAACAGCACCTTAATCAGTTCAAGGGATGGAAGTGCAGCATAGGACTTGAAAGCCTAATGATTAATTGGGATGGTGATGTGCATCGTGCAACCTGTAGAGTGGGCGGAAGCATGGGTAATATCTATGACGGAACGTTTTCACATCCCGAGTCAACAATTATCTGTGATAGAAACTATTGCACCTGTGCAGCAGATATCTTTATAACGAAAGTAAAGACCTAAGAGATTTTTCTAAACAATCAAAGTATTCGTCATCTGCTATAATAGGCATGGCTATGATAAACCTTCCAGGATTATAAATATTCAATTCCATTCCG